AAAATCACAAAAAGTATTATCCGTTTCTAGCTGCAGTCCACGTAAACGAAAAGAAAAAAATTGCAGACGCTGATACAGTACCAAGTTTTATCAACGCACACTTTGGTAAAATTCGAGAGGACGATCCAAAGAAAGAGGACAAGGAACGGCAGCTTTCCAATCTACAAACAAAGGTTAGTGATACACTAGGCGTAAATGTACGTCCTGTCACGAAAGATGTAACAAAAGACTTTTCTGAACTTGGTACTGTCACGCCTGAACCAGAACCCGCACCTGAAACAAATCAAACAGAGCAGGCTTTTACCTTAGACTACCCGGGAGAGCTACCAGACATAGGTGATTCTGTAGATATGCCCGATGATCCAGACGTTACTCCTCCTGCAGAAGTAGAGTCTATGATGGAACAAAAACCCAAAGAAAAAAATATCTTTGAAAGAACTATAGATTATTTTTTTCCAGAGGAAGATTTAGAAAAATTACAAGAACGAGATGCTGTACGTGACGAGTTACTTGAGGAATTAGATAGGTCTAGTACACCCAAAATGAACAAAGGTGGAGCAGTTATGAAAGAACAAATGGAAATGTTTGAAGACGGTGGATTGATGGATGAGGGTGGTACAGTTGATCCAGTTTCTGGAAATGAAGTACCATCAGGTTCTACGCAAAAAGAAGTTCGGGATGATATTCCTGCTCAACTTAGTGAAGGCGAATTTGTATTTCCGGCAGATGTAGTACGATATTTTGGTCTTGAAACACTTATGAAAATGCGACAGGAAGCAAAAGCAGGTCTTGCCCGTATGGAAGCCATGGGTCAGATGGGCAATAGTGAAGAAGCTGTACTTCCTGATGATATTCCATTTGATCTTTATGACCTTGACATTGAAGATGAAACCATGGAGTTTCAGACAGGGGGTTTTGTGCCTAATCCTAATCCATCTGATATTTATCAACAACCTTCACAATTTGCTCAATATTCTCAACAACCCTATCAGCCTCCAACAGTTCCTTTTACACCACAGCCAATTCAAACTGGCTTTACTCCTCCAACAACACCTGTAACACCAACTGATTCAACTTTTGAACAGCTGTTGCCTACTACTACAGGACGTTATGATGAATTGAAAGAATATGAAAACAAAGAGACTGGTCAAAAGATGACCATTCCTTTTGTAAATGGTAATCCTATATATCCAATTCCTACAGGATTTACACCTGTTGATACTGATATTATAGAACCTGCAGAAGTAACAGCCCCAAGTGCTAGAGTTACTGAAGAAAGAGGTGGGGGCGGCAGAGATGAGCAAGAAGATTTAGGATATTCAACAACTGATCCAACAGGAATTGCTTTTGATAAAAGTAAATTAAGCCCTTCCTTAAAAGAAACAGTTAGTAAGTATGGTTTAGGTTTTGCTGGTCTAGCAGAGATGTTTGGCGGTGCAGGTTTTTCGGGTGTTGTAAAATCGTTGTTTGGTGGAGAAGAGAAAGCAAAAGAAAATTCTCTTTCTTCGGCAGCATTTGGTGGGGTGTTAGATTCATTCCGTGGGGGCAATGTTTCATTCTCTCGTAGCGAGGCACTTTCTGGAATTAAAGATGGGGTGTATGATAACCAAACTCCTATGAATGAGTTATCAACTGTCGTTCAAGCTCAGATTGCTAATGTTACAGAACAAGTAATTGCTGAATTACAAGAAGATTTTTTAGACGAGGACGGCAATCCTATTTCCGCAGAAGAAGCAAAAGAGAATGTTAACAACAGGGCAAAAAGACTAGGAATATCTACTACAATTTCTGGAACAAATATTAGTAAGAGAACTGAAACTATAGTGAGAGAAATTTCAGAAAAGAGAGCAGAGCAAATTAGAGAAGAACGAGAGGCTGCCCAAGCTAGGGCTAATGCTGCCGCACAAGCATCTTATGAAAGAGCAGTACAAGCATCTAAAACCGATAAAAGCACAACTTACGAAGGGGGAGGCGAATCATTAGGAGATGCTAGGTCGGAAGGGCGTGATCCAACAGGCACAGAAGGTGCAATTGGTGGTGAACCAGATGCACCAGTAGGCATGTCGGATTTTGGAGATTATAAAGGCGCATTTGTAGGCAAAAAATATATTGAGAAAAAGGGTTTAGCAACTAAAAAACGCAAGCCTAAAAAGATGAAGCAAAGTGGACTGGCTTCCAAGAAATAGTTCACATTAGTTGGCCTACCCATCCCCCACCCGACAGGTGTGGCTACGTTGGCCCCAACAAGGAGAAAGTAAATGGCAGAGAATGCTACAGTTATGGCTGAAGAAATGCAGTCTGAAAAAAAAGTTGCGTTTGCAAATCGAAAATACACGAATGAAGAAAAGCGCAAAATGGAAGAAGAAGAACTGGAACAGTTAATCAAAGAACAACGTGGTGAAGCAGAGCAAGAACCACAAGAAGCTGAACCAGATAACGCTGAAGAAAAAACCTTTAAAAAGCGCTATTCTGATCTTCGTAGGCATCAACAAAAGCAAGCAGAAGAATTTAAAGAAGAGATTGAAAAACTAAAATCTCAACTTACTGATGCTACTAAACAGGAAATGAAACTACCAAAGTCTGATGCAGACCTTGAAAGTTGGATGAAACAATATCCTGACGTTGCAGCAATCGTAGAAACAATTGCAATAAAAAAAGCAAAAGAACAAGCTGACTCGCTTGAAGAACGCATGAAAGCAATTGACGATTTGCAATACAATGCTAAAAAAGAAAAAGCGGAAGCAGAACTTATGCGAATGCATCCTGACTTTGACGAGATTCGTGAAGATGATTCTTTTCACGAGTGGGCTGAAGAACAGCCAAAGTGGGTACAAGACGCATTGTATGAAAATGATAATGACGCACGTTCTGCAGCACGAGCAATTGACTTGTATAAAGCAGACCGTGGCATTACAACAAAAAAGAAAAGCACATCTAAAGATGCTGCTAAATCAGTTTACACACGCAATTCACGTAGCAAGCCACAGGATGATGAAACATCCAGCTACATTCGTGAATCACAAGTTCAAAAGATGTCGCCCCAAGAATATGAGAAGCGTTCTGATGAAATCATGGAAGCTATTCGGACAGGAAAGTTTATCTATGATGTATCTGGTTCAGCCAGGTAAAAAAAAAAGTGTTGACAAATATTTGAATGTAAGTATAACTATAGTCAACTAGGTGTAAGTGGGTTCGCTACCTGCTTACACTATCAGCAAACAATTCAGTCTTACGGATTACCTGAAGAGCATGGCCCGTTAAAGATGCAGTAGGCCAACTGCATACGATACGCACCCATAGTGAATCAGCCCCTGATTAGTCTGGTGAGTTTGCATCTGTAATGAAAAACGCCAATATTAGGAGAATTTATCATGGCTTTTAATACCGCAGCCGGGTATGGTAACCTTCCTAACGGTAATTTTTCACCTGTAATTTACAGCAAACAGGTGCAACTTGCTTTCCGCAAGTCTGCTATTGCTGAAGCAATTTCAAATTCCGACTACTTCGGTGAGATTGCAAACATGGGTGATTCCGTTAAGATTATCAAAGAACCCGAAATCACAGTCAAGGCTTACGCCCGTGGTACAACCATCACGCCGCAAGACATTGATGACGAAGACTTCAACCTGACCATTGACAAAGCTAACTACTTTGCATTTAAGGTTGATGACATTGAAGAGGCACACAGCCACGTTAACTTCCAGTCTCTGGCAAGTGACCGTGCCGCTTATCGCCTTGCTGACCAGTTTGACCAAGACGTTCTTGGTTACCTGTCAGGCTTCAAGCAGTCTGCTCTGCATGCAAATGCAGACACTGTAAACGATGTAGTTAATGGCTCTAAAGCTGTTACAACTGCTGGTTCAGACGAACTGCTTGCATCCATGAAGCTGGACGCATCTGACTTTTCAGATGGTGCAGGTTCCGTTGGTAGTGCAGGTGCTGCCATTGCTATCCAGCCTCGTACTGGTGCCGCAACTGACTCAACACCTGCCGCTGGTGACACACATCCACTGACTCTGATTGCACGTATGGCTCGTCTTCTTGACCAGCAAAACGTGGACTCACAGGGTCGCTGGCTTGTGCTTGACCCAGTATTCATGGAAGTACTGAAGGACGAAGATTCTCGTCTGTTCAATGCTGACTTTGGTGGTTCCGGCCTCCAGAACGGTCAGATTGGTACTCAAATTCATGGGTTCCAAGTATATCAGTCCAACAATCTGCCTTCAGTAGGTACTGGTCCATCCTTCGCGGGTGCGAACAGCACAACCAACTTTGGTGTAATTGTTGCTGGTCACACTTCTGCTGTTGCTACTGCAGAGCAGATTAACAAAACCGAAACCTACCGCGACCCTGACAGCTTTGCTGACATCGTTCGTGGTATGCATCTTTACGGACGCAAGATTCTTCGCCCAGAAGCACTTGTGAACGCAAAGTATCACTTGGCATAGGGGAGATTAAGATATGGCTAACATTACCGCACTTCTTCATCCCGAATCGGGTAATTCACAGCGTGGACGCAATCCATACTACGTTGATGTAACAATTGACCTGACCACAAATAGCATTGCTCCCGGCGATACTATTCAGGCAATTACCGTACCTGCCAATACTCTGGTTGTAGCTGCTGGTTTTCAGGTTGTAGAATCTGCAACTATGAATACTGGTACAGATGCTACGGCTGCTCTTGGCTTCACTGGTGGTGATGCTGATGAGTTTGCTGCTGCACTAGACATTGATGGTGCGTCTGATGGTGCGTATGCTCCACAGGTTTCCATTGACGGTCTTGCTCCATCCACCTCGTCCGACACAATTGATTTTGTGCTGGCTGGCAGTGGTGCTTCATTTACGGCTGGTAAGCTACGTGCTTATGCCGTGATGATGGACATCAGTGACCAAGGTGACATGGCTGCTGACGAAGTAGACCGCGACACACTCGCCTAACTAACGTATTGGGGCAGGGCTAATACCTTGCCCCTTTACATCTTTTGATAATCTTGGAGAAAACAAATGGCAATCACAACTGCAATGTGTACCAGTTTTAAGTCGGAACTTTTGGGAGGTTTGCATGACCTTGACACAGATTCACTTAAACTGGCACTGATTAAAGCATCACCAACTGGTACGTATGGTGCTGCCACAACCAACTATTCAACTGTAACAGGTAACTCTGACGAAGCATCTGGTACTAACTACACTGCTGGTGGTCAGGTACTTGACGGCGCAACTATTTCAGTAGATGGTACTACAGCTATTTTAGACTTTACTGATGAGGTATTTGCAAATGTAACTGTAGCTGCTGACGGTTGTATCATTTACAATACTGCAAACAGCAACTCTGCTATTTGCGTTATTGATTTTGGTGGTACAGTTTCCGCTACTGCTGGTGACTTGACTATTGAGTTCCCAACTGCTAACGCATCTAACGCTATCGTTCGTATTGCGTAAGGAGTAGAACATGGCGTTCTACGATTCCGTTGATGCAATTTATGGAACTGGTGTATACGGCTCTGCAAGTTATGGAGTTGTAACGCCGAATATTGCATTAACAGGAGTCAGTGGGACTGCTCTTACTCGTGCTGTACATATCAATGCATTTGAAGTTGATATTACAGAACCGTTGTATGGACCAAATGCGCTTACAGGTTCAGTTGGCACACTTGAGGTTGCAAACACGCTAACACTTACAGGTGTAGCTGGAACGGGTCAAATTGGTACTGTATCACCTAATATTCGTAAGGAACTTTCTACTAATATTGCTACAGGTCAAATTGGTACTGTAACAGTAAATATATCTGAAAAAGTTACTGGTGTAGTAGGTACATTTACCTTAAATGCCGCTGGATTAGACATTCGTTCTATTAACCGTGTTCCTGTAACTGGTTCGCCAATGACAGGTACTATTGGTACAGTAAGTCCTAATGTAGATGAGCCTATTGCTACAGGCGTTCAGAGTACAGCAGCACTAGGTTCTATTCAGGTTAATATTGCTGAAAAAGTATCAAGTGTATCTGCAACAGGTAGCATTGGTTCGTTAGAGCATAGTAATACAGTCACACTAACAGGTGTTGAAGGTATTACACAAGTTGGTGAAGTAGAAGACCAGCCAACAGAACGCATCGTTTCAGGTGTGCAAGGCACAGGTGCTATTGGTACAGTAGCATTAAGTAATGCCTTTAGTATTACAGGTGTACAAGGAACATTTAGTATTGGCAATGTAACAGCAACAGGCGTAACATTCACGTTTGTTGCGGCTGACTACGACAGACGTAGAGTAGCTTATGTGCCACGTAATGATACTGCTGCTGAACGTAGAGTAGCTGCATAGGAGAATTAGATGTCATTTAGATGGCCTACAAAAGACCCAGATGAAAGTTTAGATTACAGTATCGACTGGTCACGTTTTTTGGATACAGCTACAATCTCATCTGTAACATGGTCTGTACAAACATCTGAAATCGGCAAGACAACTCTTGGTGCAGGTCAAACACTAACTACTGCTTCTTCTAATGCTGTAACAGACAGTATTCAAAATATTGCACAGACAAATACAAGTACTGTAGCTACAATTAATTTAGGTGGCGGTGTATTAAATCGTGAATACATTTTTACCTGTAATATAGTAGACAGCACCGCAAGTCAAGCTGAACGTACTGTTAAGTTAAGGATAAGAGAAAACTAATGGCGTATAATTATCTAGGACTTGTAAATGAAGTAAATCGCCGTTTGAATGAAACGGAACTTACTACGTCTAACTTTGCTACTGCTACAGGATTCTATGCACATGCAAAGGATGCTATTAATGCTTCACTTCGTGATATTAATCAGACAGAATACAATTGGCCTTTTAATCACGTTGAGCAAGAAGATGTCCTATCTGCTAATGTAACACGTTATGCTTTCCCAAGCGATGCTAAACTACTAGACTTTGACAGTTTCCGTATTAAAGAAGACTCTACTCTTGGTAATGCTACAACTAAATTGGGCATTGTTGCATATGAAGAATATCTAGAAAAGTATGTAGACCAAGAGTATAATACCACAGGTCGGCAAGGTGTACCGCAGTTAGTAGCACATGGTCCTGCTCTTGAATATATTGTAACGCCAAAGCCTGATGCAGCATATACTATAGTCTATGAGTATTATCGTGTGCCAGTAGACCTTGACCTACATGATGATGTTCCTGCTGTGCCTGAACGATTTAAACATGTTGTTGTAGATGGTGCTATGCACTATGCGTATCTTTTCCGTGGCAATACACAAGATGCATTGGTAGCAAAAGAAAAGTATCAAGAGGGCATTAAAAATATGCGTTCTATGTTAATTAACCGCACTTACTATTTACGTTCATATATGATTCCACAGAATACTGGTGGGGGTGGTCGCATGGGCTACGCGAGGTTGCCTATCTAATGGCTGATGCATGGCAGACCCATTCGTTTGAATTTAAGGGTGGCTTGATTACGAACCTGTCTCCGTATCAGCAAGGTTTTCAAGCACCGGGTTCTGCACGTATTCTGCGAAACTTTGAGCCTTCCATTTTTGGTGGCTACACACGAATTGAGGGTTTTGAGAAGTTTGATGCAAATGCTCTATCTAATACGGGAGTTGTTCGTGGAATACACAGATACAATAGCCAAGTATATGCGGTACGAGGAAATGACCTGTTTAGGTCTAGTGGCATAGGTTGGACACAGATAAGTGACAACGCTACCTACGGTAGTGCAGGTATTACAATCGGTGGCGTTGGCAAGGTACGTTTTCTAAAGTACGACTTTGACGGTACAGAAAAACTGATGCTGGTAGATGGTACAGGTAAGCCATTTAGATTTAACGGTACGACATTTGAACAACTAACATCACTGTCTGCAGATACTTCTGGTTCAAGTTTTATTGTCAACTTTAAAAACCACATCGTACTTGGTAATGGGAAAAAAGTAATTTTTTCTGCTCCATATGAAGATGATGACTTTACAATTGCTAACGGTGGTGGTATAATTAATGTTGCAGATACGATTACAGGACTGATTGTTTTCCGTGAACAACTAATTATCTTTAGTGAAAGTAGCATTAATGTACTAAACGGTAACAGTATAGCAGACTTTGTAATGCAACCAGTATCACGTGACTTGGGGTGTGTTGCTCCAGACAGTGTGCAGGAAATTGGTGGTGATGTAATATTTCTTGGTCCTGACGGACTGCGCCTCTTTTCTGCAACAGACCGCATTGGTGACTTTAGTCTTGCAGCAATATCAAAGACTATTCAGGTTGAGATATTGGATTTGATTTCAAGTAGCCCTAATGGTTTTGCAAGCACAGTCATTCGTGAAAAAAGCCAGTATCGTTTGTTTGGTTATAATACTGGTTATACCAATAATTCTGCTAAAGGCATTGGTGCTACACAACTTCAAGAAGGCGTAGCCTTCAATGATATACGAGGCATCAACGCATTTGTAACATATAGTGAGTATGATGGATTTGCAGAACGTATTTACTTTGCTAATGCAGATGGATATGTATATCAGATGGAGCAGGGTAACTCATTTGATGGAACATATATTCCAGCCACGTTTGCCACTCCGTTTATTCCTTTGGGCGACCCCAATGTTCGTAAGACTATTTACAAAGGAACAACTTATCTGGACGTAAATGGTGACTTTGACCTTGAGTTATCACTCAAGTTTGACTTTGACCAACCGGGTTCAATTCAACCAGACTCTGCTGTTTTGTCAAGCGATGCAGCCGCATCTATTACATACGGTTCTGGTATTTTTGGTACATCACTTTTTGGTGTAAAACAAAAAGCCATCTATGATGTACAAACAATAGGTTCAGGATTTACAGTGTCAATTCTATATGAAACAACAGGAACAAACACAGACGCTGTATTTACGATTGACGCTGCCACGTTGCAGTATACTACTAACGCTAGGAGATAATAATGGGTACAGGTTACACTCGTAATGATACCGCCAATAACATTTCTGATGGGAACGTAATCAACGCCTCTGACCTTGACGGAGAGTTTGATGCTATTCAGGGGGCGTTTAACGGAACCACAGGTCACAGCCACGATGGTACGTCAGGTGAAGGTCCGAAGATTGGCACGGCTGGTCTTGCTGACGATGCTGTAACTGGTGCAAAGATTGATTCAGCAACCACAATTACTGCGGCAGGGTTTACTGGACCGCTGACAGGTAACGTAACAGGTAACATAACAGGCAATGTTACTGGCACAGCATCTAATGCAGCCTTGCTTGACAACATCGACAGCAGTTCGTTCCTTCGTAGCGATGCAGCAGATACAAAGACATCTGGTAACTTGTCGTTCAGCGATAATGTCAAAGCGCAGTTCGGTACTGGTAATGACTTTGAAATTTTTCATGACGGGTCAAACACCTACCTTGCTGAAAGTGGCGGCACAGGTAACGTCTACTTAAGAGGAAATAATCTTGTTTTACTTAACAACTCTAATGAGACTTATATTCATTGTGTTAGTGATAGTGCAGTAAATCTTTATCACAACAACGCACTCAAACTCGCCACCAGTAGCACAGGAGTGACAATCACTGGGACTGCCGTTGCTACCAGCTTTACTGGATCACTGACAGGTAACGTAACAGGCAATGCTAGCACAGCCACCACCCTTCAGACGGCACGTACTATTGCTGGCAAATCTTTTAATGGTTCAGCAAACATTACCATTGCTTCAACAGACTTGTCTGATTCTGGTTCTATTAATGCTTCTACACTTGACAACATCGACAGCACATCATTTCTTCGTAGCGATGCAGCAGATATCGCTACACATCATATATCATTTAAGAATAATGAGACTAACAACTACGATACTATAGCAACTAGCACTGGTGGTCTAGGTGCCTTCGAAGTTTATAATTTTGGTGTTGGAAACGATGCTTTTTTTGCCCTCCATGCCGCGCAAGATTTTGGTTGTTACTTTGGTCTTGATGCTGGGATCAATGATATTGCAGTTGGTGGCTGGAGTTTTGGAGCAAACTCCTACCGGGTTTGGCACCAAGGCAATGATGGTTCTGGCTCTGGATTAGATGCAGATTTACTTGATGGTGTTAATAGTGCCTCGTTCCTACGCAGCGATGCGGCAGATACCAAGACCAGTGGTAACTTGTCATTTAGCGATAATGTGAGGGCGCAGTTTGGTGCTAGCACTGACTTGCAGATTTATCATAACGGTTCTCATAGTTTAATTCAAGAAACAGGCACTGGAGACCTTTATATTGCCAGTGATACAAATGTAATAATCTCTAACTCGGCGACAAGTGAATCTAAAGCTACTTTTACAACAAACGGTGCTGTCAATCTTTATTACGACAATGTTGCAAAACTTGGCACCAAGGCAGACGGTGTAGACATTACAGGCGAGTTGCAAGCCGACAGCTTGGACATTGATGGTGCAGCAGATATATCAGGCACACTCACGATGGGTGGCAACATTGATATGCAAGATAATGACAGACTTAGGCTGGGATCAAGTGTTGACTTGCAACTGTACCACGATGGTTCGAACTCATACATTACCGATGTTGGCCAAGGCAACTTATTCGTAGGTGGAACCAACCTTTATTTAATTGCAGGGAATGGTGAAACTTATATCGGTTGTGTGCAGGACGGTGGAGTAAATGTCTACCACAACAACGCCCACACTTTCGGCACAGAAGCCGCTGGCCTTTTAGTCAAAGCTAGTAAACATCTTCGTATTGAAAACGGAAATTGGAGTGGTAATACCAACGGTAAGATACAATACCACAGCAATACTATGTATGTTGTTGGTGAATCATTCCGCTACAGAAACGGCGGCACTGATAGAGTCCTTTTTGACGGCAGTGGTAATGGTCATTTCGATGGAAACGTGACAGCATACTCAACGTCTGTATCTGACCCGCGCCTTAAAGAAGACATTGAGCCTGTTACTGATGCGCTGTCAAAGGTTGAGAAACTGACAGGTTACACTTTCACTATGAAGAAGGATGGTAAAGCATCCGCTGGTGTTTTGTCTACGGAAGTAAAGAACGTGCTTCCGTCTGCTGTTCAGCAAAGCACGATGCCCCTGAGTCATGATAGCGTAACCGAAGAGCCTGACGAGACTCTTTACGACATTGTTGAATACGACCAGCTTCATGCACTTCTAATCGAAGCAATTAAAGAGTTAAAAGCACAAGTTGAGGAGTTAAAAAATGGCTCTGCAAACTAGCGGCGCAATATCACTACAGCAAATCCAGAATGAGTTCGGTGGTTCCCACCCGATTTCTCTTTCTGAATATTACGGTGCGGCGGCTGGTGTCCCTGCTTCTGGTCAGATAAGTATTTCTAATTTTTATGGTACAGCTAATATTGTTAGTATCAATATTTTAACTATCGGTGGCGGTGAAGGCGGTCTTAAAGGATTTTATTGTGGTGGCGGTGGCGGTGGTGGTGGTGTCAGCACTTCAACCCAATCTGTCACAGGCGGCACAGTTTTAACAGCTACTGTTGGTGGCGGTGGCGCAACGGCATCAAGTGGCTCTCCCGGTGATGGTGGCACAAGTTCGTTGACTGGTTCTGGACTGACCACAGTTTCTGCTGGTGGTGGTGGTGTCCTTGGTAACTATTATTCAGCAAACGGCAACAGAGGAAACACTGGCAATGGTGGTAGTCCCAGCAGCGAGTATGGCACTGGTGGTGGTGGCGATGGTGGTGGCTCAACTATTTACAATGGTGGTCCGGGAACATCAAACAGCATAACAGGCTCGGCGTACAAATATGGTGCTGGTGGTGGCGGTGGTGCTGGTTTCAATCACAGCGTACCTCAAGGTGGAGCAGATGGTGGCGGTAATGGTGGTCAAGGTTCTAGTAATCACGCAACTGCTGGTGCGGCAAACAGCGGTGGCGGTGGTGGTGGCGGCACTACTGGTGGTGGCTTGAACGCTAATGGGGCTAATGGCGGTTCTGGGGTTGTTATCATATCTGTCCCAACAGCACAATACAGCGGAACCACGACAGGCTCACCAACAATAACAACATCAGGATCAAACACAATAATTAAATTTACAGGCTCTGGAACATATACGACATAGGGTAAACATGGCTCACTTTGCAAAATTAGATGAAAATAACAATGTCATTGAAGTTGTCGTCATAAACAACAACGAGTGTTTAGATGACGATGGAAATGAATCTGAAGAAGTAGGTATTGCTTTTTGTAAATCTTTGTTTGGTTTAGAAACAAATTGGATTCAAACAAGTTACAATAGCAATATTAGGAAGAATTTTGCAGGGGTAGGGGGAACATATAATCCCGACCAAGACTGTTTCATACCCCCCAAGCAATATGACTCTTGGGTTTTAAATCAAACTTCATTTCAGTGGGAGCCTCCTATTGAATTTCCTGACGATGGGGGTAGATATGAGTGGAATGAAACCACCATATCTTGGGATGTTGTATGATAAGCAAACTGACAAGGATTTAAGCTATGGAAATGACCAACCTTGTTGACATGTTGATTGGCCTCATCATTGTTGGTGGTGGCTGGTGGCTCAATCGTATGGCTACTGAACAGAAGCGTCTTGAGATATTGCTGAACAAAACACGTGAAGAGTACGCAACCAAGACGGAATTGCGAGATGACATGCAACGTGTTATGGAAGCATTGCACCGTCTGGAAGATAAACTAGATAAAGTATTGAGTAGGTAAACAGTATGGCAATGTTTAAAGCATTTAAGCCCAGTGGCATGGAAAAGATTGCACGTGCTATGGGCTATCAGGGCAATATGCAGGGCTTTCAAGACTACCTTGCTCAAGACCCCATGCGCCAACAGCAGATGCAAAACTACCAGCAAAAGGCCATTCAGATGGCACGTGGTGGTGTAGTAAAAATGCAAGCAGGTGGTTCGGTTGATGACCTACAGAAACAACTTGCTGATGTGCAACGACAACGAAAAGACTATAATCGTAGGCAACAGCAAGCAGGAAGAGGTTTGTCTGGTCCTGATTATACAGAGGCCATTAGAAATTTTAAAAAGCAATATGGTGGTCCAAATTATGAAGGACAAATTCAAGACTTACAGAGGCAGATAGATGCTGCTAGAACGGCTACAGCAACACCACCACCTGCTGCCAAACCACCAGAAAACCCATACACAGGTTTACCACAGATACCTCAAGTTCCAGCTGGACAACCTGCACCGGGCATTCAACCCGTCACAAAACCTGCTGCCAACACTGGTACTGTAGCACTAGGTGGATTTGGTGGTCGCCCCGGCGCAACACCAGACCAAGTTGCATCTATCTTAAATACATCTCTTGCTGGTCAAGGTCAATTTGCACCCGGTACACTGGCACAAGCACAGAACCAGCTGGATTTGCAACAAGCAGCACCTAATTTTACTGGTATAACACCTGTTATGAATGACCCACGTGGTGTAGGCCAAGCACCCAATCTAGAAATGGAAGGTATTAGACCCACTACTGATGGTAGACCTAGTTTTGGTGGACGATTGCCCGGATTAGGTGGACCAGCAGATAAAGTTGTTGCTGCACCTATCATGAGAGATTTGAGCAAGATGTTTGATACATCTACTATTGACCCCCGCACTGGATTTGCTCAAAGACTTAATCGTGATGGGACAATAGACGAAGGCCATTTTGGTAACTATCAGTACCATGCTGATAGGGCTAAAAAAGATTATGAAACTAAACTTGCAGAGTTTCAGCGACAGCAAGCAGCACTAGGTCAAAACTTTACGTATGGTCAACTGCAAGAGTTTCAACGAAAAGAAGGCATTCAAAATCTAAAGAATAAGCATCAAAACGTAGATACAGGTTTCTTTGACTCACCCGAATTTAAAAATATGAGAGGTGGTGTAGGGGGTCAAGCATTTACATATTCGCCTTACTTTGGTATGCACGGAGATACTTCTATTGGGACACAGGACCAAGCCTATGAGGCATACCTTCGTAGAACAGGTCAAACAAACAAACTTCGTGGCGGTTCTGAATTTGTTCAAGCACCGGGGCAACAACTGGGCTTCGAAAAAGCTATGCCTATCACAACGGAGACACCTTCACCTGACGGATTAAATCCAAGCATTCCTATGACACCAGAACAACTGAGACAACCAACGCTTGGTCTTGGTGTACTAGGTGGTCCGGGTACAGGCGGCTTTTCGGGCAATCTGTTTGTACCTGATACGTCACGACCAAAGTCAGAAGACCAACTTCAAACAGAGTGGAAGCGATTACAAGAGAGTGCTAGAAAAGCACGGGCTGAAGGATTTATGGGGCGAGTTGTTCTGCCCGGTGAAGGACGCTATGAAGACTGGAAACAAGGGAATCAGTATGAACTGATGCGTAATCCAGATGCACCAGACAGCCTGTATGACAACTTTGACATGACAGGTATGGGTACTCAACAACCTGCTGCACAACCAACAGGGCCATACACAGGTTTACCACAACAACCTGTTCCAGTTACAGGTGGTCCAGCTGGGCCTGCTCAAGACCCATATGCACAATATAGAACTAATGTAGAGAGATTTCCCGGCACTAATCAACTTAAAAATCCAGCTATTCAAACTCAGTTTGATGAGATGACAAAAGCGCTGGAAGAAGATGATGATGCAAATAAACCATACAAAAAAACTAGGGCTATTCTGGACTACGTACAGACCCTGTATACAGGCCCAATAACTCTTGGTCAAACTGGTGTTACTGGATTAGGGGCTAATGAACTAACACCTGAATTTCAAAAGTTTGCAAGAGACGTTGGTATAAACATTAAAGAGGGACCAGCCGCAGATGGTCCAAAAGTTCTGGAGCTTGTAGAAAACAGTCCTATTGCAACCACTGCAGGATACTTGCCACCGCCACCGCAAGGGCAAAACCTACAGGACTTTACTGTACAGCAGGCTTCACAGCCAGGACTGCCAGAGGGTAGTGCAGTTGCTGCTGTAGGTATACAAGCTGAAGCAGACCAGATGATTGACCCAACAACAGGTCAGGTAACTGGTTCGCTGGCAGTTCCAACTACTATGGCTACTACTGCCCAAGCAACAGCACCACAGGAATCACAGGCTGCACAAGTACAGGCAAACACTGCTGCTCCAGCCGTTGCTTCTGCATTGGATGCTACACAGGCTGCACAAGGAACTGTTGATCCACGTGCTGAATTAGTAGCGGCACAACAGACTGCCTCATCTGTTGGTAATCTGAATGCCGCACAAGGTAATGCAATTCTTCTTAACAATCCTGTACAACGTGAGATTCAGGCTGGTGAACTAATTAGTGGTGTAGCAGATGCTCAGAAGGCTGCACAATTTACGGAACAAGTTGAAGCGGCTACAGCAACACCTTCTGATCAGGCAACTGTTCAGGGTCAGCTTGCACAACTTACTGCAAATTTTGATGCCAAAAATCCACCTGCATGGGCTGCTGGCGCACTTCGTAATGCAACATCACGAATGGCTGCCCGTGGACTTGGCGCAAGTAGCATAGCTGGTCAGGCTATTGTTCAAGCCACCCTTGAAGCTGCTCTGCCTATCGCTTCTGCTGATGCGGCTACTGTTGCACAGTTTGAGGCACAAAACCTTTCTAACAAACAACAACGTGCAATGCTTGCGGCACAACAACGTGCTGAATTTATGGGCATGGAGTTTACACAAGCCTTTCAAGCACGTGTTCAAAATGCGGCTAAAGTTAGTGAAATTGCAAACATTAACTTTACAGCCGAACAGCAAGTACAGTTAGAAAATAGTCGTATTGCTAATACGATGAATATGCAGAATCTATCCAATAACCAAGCCCTTGTAATGTCAGAGGCGGCGGCATTGGCACAAATGGATGCTGCTAATCTTAATAATCGCCAACAGGCAGCGGTACAAAATGCGCAAAACTTTCTGCAAATGGATATGGCAAACTTGTCCAACAGGCAACAGGTCAATATGTTTAAAGCGCAACAACGTGTACAGTCTTTGTTTACGGATCAAGCCGCACAGAATGCAGCAGCACAGTTTAATGCAACCTCGCAGAATCAGGTTGACCAATTCTTTGCAAGTCTTAATTCCCAAGTATCTCAGTTTAATACGTCACAAGCTAATGCACAGTCACAGTTTAATGCTGGTCAGCGTAATACCGTAGAACGATTCAATGCTGAATTGAACAATCAACGTGATCAGTTTAATGCTACAAATCAACTTGCTATTGCACAAAATAATGCAGTGTGGCGTAGAGAAATTGCCACTGCAAATACTGCTGCCATCAATCGTGCAAACGAATTGAACGCCTCTGCATTGCTGGATATTTCAAAGAACGCCTACGATAATTTGTGGACATATTATGCAGATACAATGGAGTGGGCATGGACATCTGCAGAGAATGAACTTGATCGTATTAACAGCATGGCTATTGCACAGTTAAGTGCTGATGCACAAGCCGCCGCAACTAAAGCCGCTGGCAAAACGGCAGCTGGAGCAGCAGTTGGTAGCTTGATCGGTACACTTGGTAGTGCCTTCATTGAGTTCTGCTGGGTGGCACGTGAAGTGTATGGACCGTCTGACATTCGTTGGTTTATCTTCCGTGACTGGATGAAGAAAAATGCACCTCGCTGGTTGTACAAACTATATGTAAAGCATGGTGAAGACTTTGCTAAGTATATTAAGGACAAGCCAAAAATTAAATTTGTTCTACGCCAGATGATGAATTTAGTTGTAAAAAAACCTAAAGTGAGGTATAATTATGTTAAATAATCCTGCGCCAATTCTGTATAGAAATATTAATCAGCGTCTTAAAAGGGACGAAGAGGTAAATACAGCCAAGCCTAAGATGCGTGGTTTGCTTGCACAGTCTGAAAATAAGATGAAATCTAAAGATAATAAAGATGCCATTGATCAACCTATGCAACGTGTAGCATCTTATGTTGCAATGCTACGTGAACAGAGGGAGTCAATAGAATGATTGATAATATGGCAGAACCAAATTTTGATGCCCCAATTCCTGGTATGTCTCTGACGCATGAAGTTGGCGCACGTCCTTGGCAAACTCCAGCACAATATACAACGGTAGAAGAAGCGTTGGATTACTATATTCCGCGTTTTGCAAATGATGATGTAACAGACCAACTTATGGATGTCCTTGAAATGGGTGTGCCTGTAAGTACCGTTGCAAATAATATCCAACTGGCTGGCGTTATGGAAGGAAAGCATAGTGTTGATGTAGGTATGCTTGTTATTCCAGTTCTTATGGAACTTATTATGTACATGGCAGATAAGTCAGGTATTGACTATAATACTGGTATGGAAAAAAGCACAGAAATTAAAAGCACTCAAGTTGATAAGGCGCTTGCTAAATTACAAGATGAAGCAGAAGAAGAAAAAGAAGATGTGGATTCAACTGAGACTGATGAAGTGACAGATGATATTGTTAGTACACTTCGGGAAGTCGCAACAGAACGTGCAACAGGTTTGATGGGTAGGAGAGGTTAATGTCTTTTTTAACTGGTTTTGCTACAGGCTTTGCTAAATCTGTTGATACGCAACTTCAAAAAAGTATTGAACGGACACGTGACAATATTGACATGGTGTCTAAGTGGCGTTTAAAAAGAGCAGAAGAACGAGAAATAGAACGGCGCAAGAAAGATAAGGAAATTGAAAATCTGATCAAAGATGCCGCGTTTGTTATTGGTGGTAGTGCCAATGATGTAAACGCACAAAACATTGCCGCTGCTTTGTACAAAGAACGTGGCTTGTCTGGGTTTACAGACGACATTAACTTTATGAAAGAACAAAAAGAAAAGAGTGGTGTACGCCCTCTTGACTTTATTAATCGGGCTAATGTTGATCTTCCCGCAAATCAGTTTTCGTTATCTGATATTGTAAGAAGTTTGTCTGATGCCGAAAGCAGTTATGCCAAATCTGATATGGTATTTCCTAAAGGGACTATAAAAGGTAGTGGCCTTATTAAGGCTATTGCTCCCGGATTTGATGTTACAGCGGCTGGCACAGAACAGGCTGATGATCAAATGAAAGACATGGGTCTGGCAACAACACCAACTGACACAAAACGAGATTTTACAAGATATGAATTTGATCGTGAGGGTATGAACTATCACAGCATGGATACTAATACTAAGCTGAACTATTTGCAAGACATTATTGTAAATACAGCCTCTACTGAAGAAGATGTAAAAAAAGCAGAAACAAGGCGTGAGGCTTTGCTTAATTTGTCTAGGGAACAAGGTGATGATAAAACAGCTTTGAAAGCCATTGACCAATCTTTGTCACAGATGGAACCTCTAAATAATGACGGCTCTAAAAATACAGAGTATGCGAATTTAATAGAAGATAGAAAGCGTATTTCAAGAAAGATTGCGTTGCAAGAGGCGCAACTTGAAGGTAAGGAAGCTGTACTCCGCGCACGAGCAGAAATTGCATCACAAGATGGCAATGTAGAACTAGCTACAGAACTTGCTAGACGAGCAGACGATATGGCTGCAGGTGGTGTTACACCAATTGAAGTGTTAATTTCCCGTATGAATGAAGACATTGAACGTAAACTTGCTAAACATGGAGATGCTTATCGTAACAGTGAAGGAGAGTTTGATGGTAAAGGTTACGCTGAAGATATCGCTGCCCGTAATCGGGAAAAGACAAAGCAAGCAAATTTAGCGGGTGCAACGGAAGCGAATGTTAATCAAGCGTATAAATTAATTTTATCTAACGCAAAAAATAATTTATCTGTGACTAATCCGGGTCTTGCAACTATATTAGAATCATTGTCGGCAGCAAGGGGTAGCACAGGTACTTTCGATTCAGAAATTGTAGGAGATGTTCTTAAAACATTAGAAGAGCAAGGGGAAAATGCACCTGAGTTATTTAAACAGGCTATTAAACAGGCTGGCGATATTTATATGCAACAAGCCATAGAACAAGGTTGGAGTACAGATGCTGTTAGAATAGCTATGGAAAGATTTGGTACTATAGACTTTGAAGCTATACTCGCTACAACTAAAACAGAGCCTAGTTTAACTTCATCACCTGAAAATACCATTGTATCAGACGAGACTGTTCCAACGGATGAAACAACTGCTGCTTTAGGACAAGGACAACAACCTTCAGTCGCAGAAAGTGATGATGAAATAACTGTTGCTTTGCGTTCTAAGTTTCCAAACACGGCAAGCGGTGCTAAAGCATTTATTGAAAAAGGGATTTCTAAGGGCCACGACTTTAACACTATTGTCTCAGAAGCAACACAATTGCATGGTCAAGAGTTTTCTGACAATATAAATTCAATGTTGAATGTAATACGCAATGACCTAGAATCAACTAATGCTTTTACTAGAAATATTCTTGCTGTTGGAGAATCTTATGATCTGAATCCAGTTAAAAGGCGTAAGACTGCCGAAAAAATGGCTAATACACTTAACATAAGTGCGGATACAGCAAATGCACTTATACGTCAAGCGCTTGCTGACAAAAACAAACCTATTTCTTTTAGTGCAGATCAGGCTACAACAGACAATGTTAGACTTGTGTTAGATCAGGCTGGCTTATTAACTACGTTTGGTGATGCGGTTCCAGCGCAGAGAATGGATAAAGCAGTTGAACGAGTTGCTGAAGCATTTAAAATCTCTGAAGAAGAAGCACGTAATAAGATTGCATCCCTTTCTGTAAAAGAGGAGCAACCAGAAAGTCGAAGCAAACGGGATACGGGAAAATCCTCTAATAAACCTGTTGTAAAGGACAGCGGAACTGTAGAGTCAAGTGATGCGCCTTCTTCTGTAGATGCGCCTTCTTCTGTAAATATGCCTTCTTCTGACATGCGATTGTCAGACCCAAAAGCAATGAGTGATGCTGCTCTTATCGCACGTTATGTAACTAAGGACTTGCCGCCACCAATTGTCGCAGATT